TCGTTGATTGAGACGCTTCTTGAGTGCTTGGCGACGTGCCTTTGCTTGTCGGAGTGCTTGCGGTTTCAGTTTCCGCTTCTGCTCCTTCTTGGAATGGTGTTGCCAGTTTGGAGTGTTCATTGCTCTGGTTTTTTCTTCTCACCCATTTTACCACGAAGGTACTTCTTTTTGAACTCTTCCCAACCTTCAGGGGGAGCAGATGGTTTTGGTTGTGGTTTTCCTTTGTACTCTTGATACGGAGAACCATTCTCTTCAACAAAAGTCCCTTCCTTTTTCGCTTTATCCCGAAGTGCTTGAATTAACTTACTATCTCCAGTTTCACCTGGTTTCTTTTTCAAATTCTCTCTTCTTTTCTTTTCAAACTCGTATCTTTTTGCAGCAGACATTTTCTTTTTTGGAATTGGTTGCCCAGTGATTCCAATTTCTGTTTCGTCTTTTGCTTCAGAAATAAATTCTCTAAAAGTCTTCATTGAACTTTTTACTTTTATTTATTTCAGGAAACCTTTTTACTGAAACCTTTGACCTTATCAAATCTAACGATGTTATCAAACTTGTCCATAAGATCATCAGTCTTATGTGAAATCACAAAAACGTTTGCGTCAGTTACAACATACTTAATGATCTTTGTAAAATAATCTGTTCCGAATCCATCAAGTGAACTATCAAAGATCTCATCAAGAATTAAGAGATTAGTACTTGCAGAGTTTTTCATCTTTGCAATCTCCCTCCAGGTGAAGAGGAGAGAAAGGTCAATCCTCATCTTCTCCCCTTCGCTGAATGACTCATAACTAAAATCTTCATGAATTGGGGACTTCACCGTCTCTTTGAATTCTTCATCCAGAGAGAAGTTAATATAGAAGTCCATCAATTGAAGATATTTGTTGATCTGCTGATTCATAAGAGGCAGATATCTCTTAATGATTTTGGATTTTACTCCACCATCCTTCATTAAAGAATGTGCAAAATCGTGGTAGACGTTCTTTTCTTTTTGTTTGGATTGTGTCTTTTGAAGATCCTCCAGTTCTTCAATTAACTTTTCTAATGCATGGCGTTCAGAATTTCGGTTTTCAAGTTGTTCGGTAATAGTTTGAATTTCCTGCTCCAGATCTCTTGTTCTGGTGTGCAGTCCTGAAATCCGAGTATTTGCTTTAGAAATCTCATGCGTTAAGTTAGTTGCCTCCCTAGAAAGTACCTTGAATTGGTTTTCATTTTCCTCTTCAAGTCTGATGGCCTCCTCTAACTCTTCAAAACCCTGTTGGAGTTCCTTTGCTTTAGTTTCGGCATCATTAATTCTATTTAAGCGAAATGATTCCTCAATACTTTGAGTACAGGTAGGGCATACCGTATTTTCACTAAAAAACTTATGTTCTTTGGTAATGGTTGCAACTTTTTGTTGTAGTTTGCCACGGAGAGTCCCAAGTTTCTTAAGTTTAGTATCAGATCCAGAAAAGTCCTGCATCTTTTCTTCAACTGCCTTCAGTTCACCATTGTATCCATCTACTTCTTTAAGGTGAGAATCAATATCTGTACCAATCTGCTTAATCTTATCTCTCTTATCTTGAATATTTTTCTTTCCAGTCTCCTCTAAGTCAGAAATAAAGTTCTTCTGCATATCAATTTTTTCTTCCACCAAGTCTCTACGAATGGTGAGTTCACGAACAGTTTCATTCGTGCTACGAATTCTCTCACGAAGAATGTTACTCATGAAAGAAAAAATTCTAATATCCAAGAGATCCTCAATAATCTCACGGCGACTGGCGGCAGGCAGTTGCATGAATGGAACAAAGGATGCACTGCCAAGAATGACGATCTGAGTGAAAGACTTATAATTCAGTTTAAGAACGTTCTCTTCCAACCACTTCTGTTGATCGGTTGCTGCTGCTTCACGATCAAGAAGTGATCCGTTCTTATAAATCTCAAACACATTCGGTTTGATCCCACGAATGATTTTCCAATCAATTGCACCAGTGGAAAACTCAATCTCCACCAGACAATCCTTTTCATTCACACTGTTGACCAGTTGAGGTTTATTGATCTTACGAAATGGTTTGTTAAACAGAACAAAAGTAAGAGCATCCAGAATCGTGCTCTTTCCTGCTCCGTTAGTACCAACAATTAAATTTGTTTGTGCTTCAGTAAAATCAATCTCAGTAAAGTGATTCCCAGTGGAAAGGAAATTACGCCATCTTATCTGTTTGAATAAAATCATTATCTCTTGGTGGGATCACTAGGTCGTCAGATGTGATAATCACATATCGGTAATTATACACGTTACAGGTGTTTATTGCAACCTCATCATCAACTTCTATAACGGACATTTCTGGGTAGTCTTCTGCCTCTAAGAGACCAACATAACGAATTGCATCGTCTTCTTCCTCAAAGAGGTACAGTGCCTTTTCTCCGTCCTCATCATGAACTGCATAGGCACCCTCATCTTCTTGCCCAGCAACTGTAAGTATGAACATTACTCCAACTCGCAAGCCTCTTGATAAACTTCTTTCATCAATTGTTTGACAATATCTTTGTCTAGGTCAAAATCTGAATCGTCAATGTATTTATTCAGAATGGTCAAAGTGTCCTCGCACTCATCTTGAGACAAATTAACTTCATCATCATTGATTGCAAAGTTTTCAACAATCTTGATATCAACGCATCCAGTTTTGATAATCTTATCAATGAACTTTTCAAATTGGAGTTGATCTGATTTTTTACGGACAACAACCTTAACGATCTTATCTTTCAGAAAAGAGGAGTTGAATGTTTTGTAATTAGAATCCTCATAGTAGATTCTTTCAAACATTGTATATGGATTCTCAATGAACTCCATTTCATATGTTTCTGTATCAAAGATATGAAATCCTCTCTTATCATCTACATCATTCCAGAACATCTGATAGGGATTTCCAATATAGAAAATCTTTCCATCATTAGATCGTGTGTGATAATGACCAGAAAATACAAGATCAAACTTATCAAAAGAAGATGGATCCATGCCATGATCCATAACATGACCACGGTGAGACTGGAATCCATTTAACTCCAAATGCCCCATGACAACCTTTGCTTTTGACTTTTTAACAACGTCAAAGGTTTGATCATGATTATCTTGACAGATCCAGGGAACCAGAAGAATATCCAGATCAGCAACTTTATATTCTTTTGGTTCCGTAACTTTAACTACATTCTTATACTCAGTGAGCAAAGAATTGATAGAGTTGACATCATTGGTATTTTTATAATAAGCATCATGATTACCAACGATGTTGTATAATTTAACTCCTAAATCTCTAAACTTATCGTAAACATTTTTCTTTGCCCAATCTAATGCCCAAAAATCAATAGTCTTACGACTATCAAAAGCATCCCCAAGGTGGATAACCGTTTTAATGCCCCTCTCCTCTAAAGTAGGAAAGAAAACGTTGTCATAGAACTTTTGAAAGAAATCATGAAAAGTTTTACTGCTCTTACGAGCACCATAATGAGTATCGGTTATCAGAGCAATTTTCATGAATAAAGTTTAGATTGAATGTTCTCCTTAATGGTATTATAATCGGAAGTATTGTAAATGTCACCATCTCCACTGAACACTTCATCAAATCCTGATCGTTCAATGATTTTAGTCCGAATATCCATTTGACGTTTCTCTTTTTGAATCCTTCTCAGAAATGCATAATGGATAATCTGAGTGAAGTATGCAAAAGGGTTTGAAGACTTCTCTGGATCAAAGTTCTTGATGTACTGAACACAATTTTCAATACCATCACAAATCATGTCCTCACGGAACATGTAGTTTACAAAGTTTGGTTTGTAAGACAGGTGAGTGGCAATCTTCAGAAAACATTCTCCAAGATAATTTGTAATACGAGGAGTTGGTTCTCCCTTCTCGTGTGCTGCTTTGACTTTGTTTCGGTAAACAATCAGTGCTTCTAAAAACTCTTTGTTGTTTACATAATGTTCTGATTTTTTTCTAGTTCTAGACATTTCATGATTTCTTTTTAACTATGTTCATATTATAGCACAGAATCAAAGGGCTTGACAAGTTCAAGTATTTTAAGTAGAATCACTCTGTCAGGGTTAAAAGGTTACTTTAGCTACTTTTATAGAGTCTCTCTAAAGACACTCTAGCATCAGAGATAGATGATAAGAATCCCATTTCTTTATTTGCTTTGGTTTCATTTGAGTCTCTATCTTTATCTCTTAAGTACTTATTATAAACAGAGATCATTTGTTCATCAGTTACTTCACTAATCGTAATCACTTTTTCCATATCAATAATTATAATAGAATCTCCCGTTAATGTCATCCATGGGTTAACTTGAACAGCATTCACACCCATATGACGAATAGTAATAGTTTCAAATACAACAGGTGATTCTAATAATAGTAAAGTTCTTGTTTCTTCTTCGCAAGGAGTTACCTTAGCAAATACTTCTTCTCCAGATACAAGTTTAATTGCTGCATAGAATTCGTCTTTATACATTTTCCTTTAAACTTACTTGTACGATTTCATAATTGAATTTCTCTTGATTATAAATCTTGATTCTTTCAACTAAGTGATTCAATGTATAATTCTTCCTTGACTTAAAGGTTATATCATCAGCGATATCATAAAGAACTGCTTGAGTCTTGTTGTCTCCTTTTCTTAGAACTCTTCCTATTGATTGTAGATTTCTAATTCTTGATTTGGATGGTGATGCAAAGATTACGTTGTGTAAGTTCTTAATATTGATACCAGTTGAGAAGGTTCCATAAGATGCAACAATGATTGCATTATTTTCTCTTTCAGTAATTTCCCGAACTAGTTCTCTTTGTTCAGCATCAATTCCACCGTGTACATAAAATACTTTACGATTTCCTTTCACTGAATTATTTATTAATTCGTATAGTGGTTCACCATGTGTGGAAACCCTATTAAAAAGAACAAGACTATTACCCTTTAGATCTAGAACCAGATTTTTGATAAAGTTATTCCGTTTTCCATGTCCAATAATATATTGGATTTCATCTTCATAAGTTTCAAACTGATGTGCATCATGCTTCATAAGTAAAACATGAATTTGTAACTGAGAGAGATGTCCTTTATCAATTAGATCTTTCGTTTGTGTGACCTTGTATGATGGTCCAAATAATCCCTCTAAGACCCACTTATGCGTCTGTGTGCCGTCTAAAGTACCAGTGAACCCAAATCTATACTTAGCACTATCCATCTTAGTCATAATGCTGACCAGAGACTTAGATTTAAATAAGTGTGCTTCATCACCAATGATGACTTCAAAGTCCTTGAAGAATGGCCTTTGTAACTTATAGATTGATTGCCAAGTTGTAATTGTTACTGGATACTCATTAGTCTTTTCACGACCAGAGTAAATTTTGTGACAATATTGATCTGCATCCCACCCATAGTCTTGGAAGTCCTTAAACATTTGTTCAACC